ATTACCATTTTGGCCAGAACTAGAACTGAAACAACATGGTGCATGGGCAAATATCAATGGACCAGGATCGTATAACATTGCACATACTCACCCACATGTAGACCTTTCTGGCGTCTACTATGTAAAAGTACCCGAGGGTGATTGCGGATCCATTACTTTCTATGATCCAAGAGAAGTTATGTCCTATGGCAATGTTTTTCTAAATGAAAGATACATTGGAGGAGATAACTGCCCAAGATTTCCTGTTGAAGGAAATATGTATATCTTCCCCTCTGCACTCAAACATTCCGTTGAACAGAACAATACTTCGGAAGATAGGATTTCAATCTCGTTCAACTTATGGTTCTAAATACAAATAAAAAGTTACATGACTTACTCTGGTAACGATAGGGCTACTGCCTGGGATAGGCAGATCAGAAACAGGAATTTCTTATCTCCAATTGGATTTAAGTTCAACCTACAAAAGGCACCTACAGTTGACTTCTTTTCGCAGTCAGCAAACATTCCGTCGATCGATTTGGGAGTTGCTGTACAGTCAACTTATCTGAAGGATATTCCTGTACCAGGAGACAAGTTAGTCTTTAATGATTTCACTATCAAATTTTTGGTGGATGAAAACCTAAAGAATTACTTAGAAATTTCAAATTGGATGAGATCTCTGGGATACCCAGAGTCTTTGAGTGAAGCCATTCCACTCAACACACAGGCATATTCTGATGGTGGTCTAGTCATCTTCAACAGTAATATGCAATCTGTTGCTAGGGTGAATTTCAAAGACATGTTCCCAGTTCAACTGACTCAAGTCGAATTTGACGCTCAAACACCTGATATAAATTATATTGTGGCAGAAGCCACATTTAAATACACTGTCTTTGATATTACAAGTTTGATAGATGACACTTGATGAAATTCAATCGTTATGGGAAGAAGACGCTAAGATCGACAATGACGACCTGCACTTAGAGTCTACAAAAATTCCAACATTACATGCCAAATACTATAGGATCTATAACAATATCCTAACGTTAAAAAAGGCACAAGAAAATAAATTCAAAATTTTAAGAAAAGAAAAATGGGAGTATTACACAGGTAAGGCAAGACCTGAGGTGTATGCAGAAAAACCATTTGATTTTAAAGTTTTGAAAGCAGATATCGATAAGTATCTTGATGCAGATGAAGAACTTATCAAATGCCTAACTAAAGTTGAGTACCATCAAATGATGCTTAATTATTTGGATAGTATTCTCAAAACCATTCTTAATAGAACATATCAGATTAAGAATTCAATTGAATGGCAGAGGTTTATTCGTGGATATGACTGATCTTGTTATCTCTAAGAAGAACGAAGTTTTTCTTACCGTAGAGGCAGAACCCTATATTAATCAGGAACTTGCGGACTATTTTACGTTCGATGTTCCTGGTGCGAAATTTATGCCCCAGTATCGTAGTAAGTATTGGGACGGAAAGATTCGTTTGTTCTCTACTGCCAACGGAGAGATCTACGTCGGACTCTTAGACAAGATCGTTTCTTGGGCAAAGAAATGCAATTATACCGTGAGTTTCAAAGATAATAAATTCTACGGAACACCCTTCGAACGAAATGATAATATTTCAAAAGAAGGAGTAAAAGATTATATTTCGTCCATTGCAAAACATAAACCCAGAGACTATCAGATTGAAGGTGTTTATGATGCGTTAAAGTACAATAGAAGACTTTTAATATCTCCAACTGCTTCTGGCAAATCTTTGATGATTTATTCAATTGTCAGATACTTTACTGAACATAACAAAAAGATTTTGCTTGTTGTACCAACCACTTCTCTGGTCGAACAAATGTTCAAAGACTTTGAAGACTATGGTTGGAATGCAGAACAGTACTGCCACAAGATCTATTCTGGTAGAGAGAAGTATGATAAACGCCAAGTTACTATTACAACTTGGCAATCAATCTACAAGTTGGAGAAAAAGTTTTTTGCTGACTATGACGTTGTTGTAGGAGACGAAGCACACCAATTTAAATCCAAGTCTCTTATTGGCATCATGACCAAACTAAAAGACTGTAAGTATAGATATGGATTTACGGGAACTCTCGATGGATCACAAACACACAAATGGGTTTTAGAAGGACTCTTTGGACCTAGTTATAAAATTACTCAAACAGCAGAACTAATTGAAAAAGGACATCTATCAAAACTTGATATAAAAATTCTCTTATTAAAACATACTCCACAAAGTTTTAATACTTACGAAGATGAGATCAAATATCTTATCGGACATAACAGAAGAAATCATTTCATTAAAAATTTAGCCCTTCATTTAAAAGGCAACACTTTAATTCTCTACAACCGAGTGGAGAGTCATGGACAAATACTTTATGAAATGATAAATAGTGCTGCAGAAGATGGTCGGAGAGTGTTCTTCGTCCATGGTGGTGTAGACGCTTCCGAAAGAGAACAAGTTCGGGAGATCGTAGACAGCGAGTCAAATGCTATAATCGTTGCTTCATACGGAACATTCTCAACTGGCGTAAACATTCGAAATCTCCATAATGTTGTTTTTGCCTCTCCAAGTAAATCTAGAATTAGAAATCTACAATCAATAGGTAGAGTTCTTAGAAAAGGTAACAACAAAACCAAAGCAGTATTATACGATGTCGCTGACGACATCACTTACCATCAAAGAAAAAATTACACACTCAATCATTTGATTGAACGAGTTAAAATTTACAATGAAGAAAACTTCAATTATGAATTTACACAAATAAAACTAAAAGATTAATCCTATGCATGAAGAAGAATTCTACGGAACTATTAAATTAATCTCTGGTGAAGAAATTTTTGCAGAGATTCTCCCCACCCAGGAAGGCAACCGTACTCTTCTGCTTCTTAGTGATCCTGTGCAAGTATCAACAGTCTCTCTTAGTACTACTGGAGTCGAAGGAGTTAAAATCGACCCATGGATTAAAAGTCAGAGTGACTCTATGATCGTAATCGATATGGATAAAGTCATCACTATTTTAGAAGCCGATGACGACTCTGATATGACTCGTGCCTACAGGAAGTTTCTAAGACAAAGAGTAAAAGGCAGCAGTAAAACTAAAGTAAGTAAAAAAATGGGATACCTAGATTCGGTATCCAACGCTCGTATTATGTTAGAAAGAATCTATAGAAGTAAAGAAGCTTCTACTGATTCTGAACTCTGACAGAGTAATTGTACACATATTCTGAAGCCTTGTCAACTTGTCAGGATTAAGTTCATGTGATACAATATCTTCAAAGGAATTAGTTCCATTAAACAGGTAATTATGGCATGGCAATTAGACCAACGACTAGAAAGAGATCCGAACATTATGTAAATAACAAACAATTTTTGGCTGCGGTCATTGAATTGAGAGATTTTTTTAATGAAGGTAAAAAACTCGGACATGAAAACCATCGGGTCTCCATTAAATATTTCAAAGAACACAAAGATCGTATTGTAGCAACAAAATTCCGAAGGTGTTATGAATACCTAGGTGATTGTTTCTCCAAAATTGGAAACCATTTGGCATACAAACCAAACTTCGTAAACTACATGTACCGCGAAGACATGGTTTCTGATGGCATTGAAAATTGTATTCAGTATATTTGCAACTTCGATCCCGAAAAGTCTAATAATCCTTTTGCCTATTTCACTCAGATTATCCATTACGCTTTCCTCCGTCGTATTCAGAAGGAGAAAAAACAAATGGAAATCAGAACTAAGATCATCGAGAGATCTGGATATGATGAAGTCTTCAGTGTAGATGATGACTTTGGAAACTCGGCCGATTACAACTCCATTAAAGACGCAGTACAATCTAAATTATACCAATGAAAATTGCTATTATCGGTAAAGGGACTAGTGCCCTTGTGGCTTCTATGATTTTCCTCAGACGAGGACATCAGACTGAACATTTTTACGATCCAGACCGACCATTTCTTCGAGTGGGGGAATCGACTACTCCACACATCTCGTGTTTGATGCGCGATGTTTTGGGTATGTGTATCGGCACCTTTGTCGATGATGGTATTGTATCTTACAAGAATGGCGTACACTTCATTGATTGGGGTGTAGGCGGAGAGTTTACTCACCCATTCAACAGTAATCATACTGCTTTCCATTTGGACAACCAGAGATGGAATCAGTATGTTATTGAACTGCTGGAAAAGAAGCGTGGAGTTAAGTTCCACCCAGAAGTTTATAACGGATATGAAGTTGCTGAAGGTGAAACTCATATTACAATTAATGGCAAACCATTTGATTTTGTTGTAAATTGTAGTGGTTGGAATGAGGACGATAGTCAGTATGACGAACCTCTGATGCCTACGGTGAATGCAGCACTGCTTCACCATATTCCAACAATGGATCAGTACCATCATACTGTACACCGTGCAACTCCACATGGTTGGCAATTCCAACTTCCATTCCCCGAACTCAACGGCGGCGAAAGTCACTGTGGTTATCTGTATAACGACCAAGAAACTACTGATGAGGAAGCGATTGCTGAACTCAAAAGAATGTATGGCGAGGATAAAGAGTTTAAACAGATCAAGTGGAAACCTCGTTATGCGAAAAACATGGTTGTCAGTAAGTGGGAGGCTTTGAACGGTAACAGGCTGTTCTTCCTCGAACCACTTCAGGCTCTTTCTCTTGATTACTATAAACTTCTTTCTGAAGATATCTGTAATTTTGCTGAGAAGAGAGATTACCCTGCTTTGGTTACTGCCAATAGAAGGTTCCGTCAGGAAATGTTGGACTATCAGTATGCCTTGTCTCTCCATTATCAGTTTGGTTCAAAGTATGACACTCCTTTCTGGAATAGAGTTACTAAGATTGCCTCTGATAACTTGAGTAGACATCCAGTTACATGTGATGATGATCTCTTCTTCGATATGATGATGGTAGATACAATGACTTCTGATGATCTTACCACCCCTTATCAATGGAAAGAACAAATTCGTCCAGAAGATTATGGGCCTAATAGACCTAATATTGGACACACATTAACGAATGAGTGTATTGTTGGTGGATTTAATTACTTTGATACAAAGACTCTCTATTGTGGATTTAAACAAATCAGATTCTTAGAATTTGAAGAAAAGTACGACGGACTGCCATGCAACTCTCAAAAGAACTAAAGGAAGGGACTAAAAAGTCTCACTCTGCTGCGGAGAATACCCAATTCGTTGCTGCGTTTCTCCGCGGCATATTGGATGAAACGCAATATCG